CCAAGAAATAGATATTCTTCTTTTCTTTTTGTCTAAATTTGGTTTAACTTCATGCTCCATCCAACTCGGAAAAATATACATTCTACCCGTCTCTGCTGGAAACTCCCATTTTAGGTTAAGTTTATTATCATTGTTGACTATTAAATGAGGTGACCAATATCCTTCAACAATAGATGCACAAGGATTAGTCATTGATATACAACCACAATTTTCATGTGTTTGTAAATAATAAACACCTGACAAAAAAGAATTAGGGTGTCTATGACTAGTATTATAATCCTTATAGCCATTTACATTTATCCAAATATTACTTATTTGTTGTGGAGGTAAAAACAATTGTGAAGCAAAATTATTACAAGCAATAGTAATATCTTTAAACAAATCATTAAGGGGCATGTGCACCCCTTTCAAATCTTTAGACTGCCATCCACCTTCATTAGAAAGTTTACGTCCTTGATCTTTTTTCATAAGTGATAAAGAATAATCACTCATGGCTTTATTATCTAAATTTGTATACTCTGCGAAAACAGGTATGCGGAATATGTCGTAAGTTTCGCTCAATTGGGTTAGTTAGTTACTAACTTTCTAATTCTACCCATTGTAAATTTTCTTCATCCCATCCGTAGTTTTTACCGTCTGAAGGATACTCTACTGGTGCGTGCCAAACACAATCCTCTTCTTTTAATACCCATGACGCAAAAGGTTTTGGTTTATAAAATGCATCTCTTGTGGAGTCATAAGTGTCTCCAATGCCTGCATAATTTTTTCTTAAAGCTTTTG